AACTTGTGCGGCTTGCTGTCTTCCATGAAATCACCGGCTCACCGTTGATGTTTCCGTACTCCGCTTCGCCAAGCAACAAACAGATTTGAGCCTTGAGGTCATCCTCTGTCTTGTCTAATTCCTTCTGTTGCTCCCTAACCGATGCGAGTGAGGCCACGATCTCTACAACTGATTCCGGTAATTCCACACTCTTACCATTACCAACAGGGTGTAACGCAGATGCGTGCTTGTACTCCGGCTGGGCTACATCGGGCAGCATACCCATATCAATGTGGGCCAGGAAACGACGGCAGGCTTCAATGTGCTGTTGCTTTTCATCGCTTGTAACTACCTGGGTGTAGCCATGCAGTTCGAGGTCTGAGTCAAATATTGCCCATTCAATCCTGTCCTTGTTGGCGCAGATTGCTTGCTGCACTCCCTGCCAATACCAAGTGCGTGGCAGTTCTCCAGTCCAACGGCGGTTAGATGTCTTGACCTCGATTGGTGTTCCGTCATGCATCATGATGCCGTCGAGTGTCGCAATCAATCGCACTCCATCCTCGTCATAGCAGAACATTTCGTTTGGTGCTATCACGTCGACGTTGTTGATGTCGCCGGACCACTCCAAAAGCATTGGCTCCAAGCGGTTGCCTCGCTCCATTGCTGGAGTTGGGCTACTTGGTGTTGGTGGTTGCTCCGCCAACAATTCGAATGCTAGGTCAGCAGCCGATGTGTACTGGTGTTCGCCGTGGACCGCAGCGGCAACGGAGGCGGAGATACGTGCTTCGCCTTGTTCATTCTTCCAGCGCGCGCTAAGCCAGTCCTGGCTGCCGTGCTGTGGTTTTAACACTGTGTAGTGCTTTCTCATGTTCCCTCCTTGTGGGTGTTGTATAACAGTATGTCGGTTTAGTTATGGTACGACAACCGTGTCACAAAGTTTTTTTGTGCTAACACCCAGGTGTTTGATTTGGCGCACCATAGATGTTGGGATATGAGCAACATTTGAGACTGTCCTGATTGGCTCCTCATCGTCGATGATGAAGCCTGATACCAAAGTTATGTAGCCTTCTAAAACTTCTGGCCAAACAAAACCAACAGAAACACAAAGGCATTCCTGTGCTTCGTATTCCTCTACCTCAGTCCACCCAGTATCACCATCGAAAGCGTCCACCCAGATGATGCTTACTAGGTCCCACTCAGTTATCGTCGAATGTGTGGTCGTCATAGGGATTCCTATCTGGTTCACCAGGCGCCCTGCATGCCTCACATTTCGAACCCTGCGAAGCAGGCCACGACATGTCACAAATTGGACAGATCAGCCAATTCGCTGCCATAAAGAACACCCCTGTAAAACATAGAGCCGTTACGTATCGGCACCAACTCTAGGTGGAAGGGGGCGTCCCCGTCCATGTATGTGACCACAGCCAAGCCCTGCTGCCAGTTTTCCGTTACTGGTAAAGGCCTGCCGTCCAGGTCAATACCGCCCTTAGTGGATGGAACAGCCCCGTCGGTGCGGGCAAGGCACCCAGCGGAGGCAGCCAGAATGGTCTTGGGGCCGTCGTAGTCTTCGCGGGTTTGCTCTGCCCACTCCCTGCGGTGAACGTGACCGTACAGAACAGAAGTCTTTTCATGCTGCAAGTATTGGTGGGCTGTTGACCCGTTGGACTTGGCTTTGCTTCCGTGGATGCAACGCAACTTCTGATTAACCCACACTTGACCAGCGGGGTAACCAGCCACATAGTTAATGTTCTGTTCGTCGAAGCGGCACAGGTAGGGCACAGATAGCACCGGCCATGACTCTGGTGCGGCTCCACGTTTCAGACCGAATGCGGCCTGTGCATTATCTAACAGGTAGTTGACAAGACGTTCTTCGTGGTTGCCAGCAATCCAAGAGATTTCTGCTTCAGGTGCAGCCGCTCGAAGTTGCGCCACCATCACGGTTGCGTAGTCAATAGCGGCTTGTGTTGTGCGACCGAAAGCAGGGGATAGTCGGTACTTGCCCATCTCAGGTAGGTCTAGGTTATCTCCGTGCATCACGATCTTGTCAGGGCGCAAGTTGCGGCAGAGGGCTACAGCCAGGTCGATGGCGGCAACATCGTGTGTTGGCACAAGGTTGTCCCGCTCGTCGCGGTAGTAACCAATCTGCATGTCAGGCAGAACAACGCAGGTTTTCCAGCCGGTGCTGGCTACCTTTTTGACTGACGGCTTGGGCATTTTGACTGTTGGGCCGGGCTGGATTACGGGCCACTGTGGACCTGCTTCCCATGCAGGCGAGAACTGGATACCGTAAAGGTCATGTACTTCTGCTTCACCGTCAACGTTTTTTGTAAGAGACTGGTAAACAGATACCCGTTTGATGCTGCCAATCTCCTCAAGGCTGATTCCTTGACGCTCGATCAGTTCAGCAATCTTGCCCAGTTTTGCAACGTTGTTGTCTGCTGGGCCTTCGTTAATTTTATCAGTTAATGGCACAGCCGCACTCCTTGTTAATGTGTCGGTAAATTGACATGGATGAAATCGAGTGACCCTCTGATACCAGAATGCCCGTAAGCCAGGGCCCCGTATAGCCAGGAACTCGAAGTTTAATTTTGCTCAGTGCTTCTTCGATTGCTGAACGCTCTTCGCCGTTTAGCGAATCAAGCAATCTTTTTGTGGCGCACGGCCTCTTTCGTGGCTGGGGCGCTTGCTCCAGTTTGTCCGCTAGACCCATGTGGTTTCTCCTTGAAGTGAAGTTGTCGGTCTATCTTCTCAATAAGCGCAACAAGGCGCTCCTCTTCATGGTAACCGCGCGGAAGCACTCGCGCAAGGAACACCTGAATTTCTTTTAAATCGGATCTGGTTATCTGGACCATCACAACTCCTTTTCCTGGGGTTGTGAACTATAGGTCCCCTTTGAGGTGATCGTCAATGTGGCCGTCAAGTTTTTTCTCAATGCGGTTCAAGGAGTCAGCCATAACGTTGTTTGATTCAGTTGACTCAACACGGTGTCGTTGAATCAAGGCAACCATAATCGCGCCCACAAGGCCGATAATTGCGACAATGATTGCCTCGGAAAGCATTAGATGTCCTTGTCCTCTGGTATTGCAAGGGCTATGCAGATGAATGCAAGAATAAAAACAAGCGGAATTGTAATGAGCATCACTTGCCCTCTAACGCTTTGAGAAACTTGCGCCAGGCGCGCTTGACTTTACGGGTGGGATTTTCTGGGTCTGCAATTTGCCAGTGCCATGCTTCGTATTCGGGGTTCGGTCTGCCAAGGTATGACGGTGGGCCCTGCAAATACGCCCCGTACTTTGGACCGTTTTTGCAAAGCCAGTCATAGACCCCACCAGATACGTCAAAATCCTGGGCACAGGCCCAGCCATGCGGACTCGTGCCAGGGCTCGCTGAAGGGCTCATCCCAGGCTTGAGGAAGTAGGTGCGGCCTTTGTATTGGCGGGTTATCTGGGGAACTCTTCCGTAGTCAACAAGGTCGTAGCGAGCAAAGAACAGCGCTTCCTGTCCTTCTAGGGAGCGGTATCCACCGCTCACGGCTTTGAGTCTTACGCCATCCTTCAGTGCGTTGTCATACATGAGATTGAGGGCAAAGGCAGGGCCACCTGAATAGACGCTAGAAGCCCAGGCCGTGCCGCCGCAAGAGAGTTTACCTAAAGCAGATGCAGGTATCTTGCCGTTGCCATACATGGCAAGGGTGCCAGGCACCTTCTGTGCTTTGTACGGGTGCGCCACATCAGCCGCCTTCCACCGCGTCTGCTACTTCTTTTGCAGTAAGCCTGCCGTCCATGGCTGCGTTGGCAAGGTTGTTGAGAACGCCAATTAGGTACATGACCAGCGCCGTACCGGCGGTCACCCAGGTCGCTACGTCAAAGATGAATGCCGTGGAGATAATACCCAACACTATGGTCGTGATATTTGCCGCAAACTTTACCGCGATTGCTTTGCTGGTCACTTGTTTTCCAGTTCCGCAACACGGAGTTCGAGGGCCTCCAGTTTTTCATAGAGGTCACGGATCAATTGCTGTTGTGCAACACACATGCGCTCGTATGCAAAGTAGTCAACAAGGCCGTTTTCGTCTCGACCAATAAGTTCTGCGAGCCCAGACTGTTCGGCTTGCTCCGCAATGAAACCGTAGTTCCATCCTGCGTCATCACCGTATTCTTCTACGTCAGCGCGGTACTTGAACCGCACTGGAACCATGCCACGGACCGCTTCTCCGTCAAACTCGTATGCAGAGATTTGTTCCTTGAAGCGCTGCGAAGATGACGAGAATCCAATAACGTTTGTAGACCGTGAATAAACAGCACGGATACTTGAAGAACCTACGTCGTGACCGTTGACACCCTGGTTGGAGTCAATCGACATGATCGCCGTTCCACCGTTGTTAACAACATTGAAGAATACGTCGTTCGTATTAAGGGTTGTTTTTAGGTCGCCTGCAAGAACAACGTCGCCAAATGTCTGAACGTTTCCTGTGGCGACAACCGTGCCAGTCGTTGTTACCGAGGCAACACTGACCGCCGCAGTGCCAGAAATCTTTGCGCCAGTGACAGCATCGTTTTCAATCTTGGCCGTGGTGACTGCGCTGTTTGCCAGTTCCGCAGTATCTACAGCACCAGCCGCAATAGCGGTGGACAGGGCAACCGCGGCGCTTCCGTTGAAGGATATTGCCGCTGCCGTTACGTCGCCAGTCAAAGAGAAGTTGCGACCCGTAGCCAAAGTTGTGGCTGTAGTTGCGTTGCCCGACAGTGCCGCAGTAATAGTTCCTGCCGTGAAGTTGCCCGAAGCATCACGGGCAACAATTGCACTAACAGTGTTGGCGCTTGTTGCCGTCGTGGCTGAGTTAGATACCTTGCCAGCAGTAGCGATGGTTGCCAGTTTTGTATCTACGATCCCGGCAGTGGCATTGATGTCGTCGTTAACGATTGTGCCATTGAGAATCTTGGCTGAAGTAACAGCGCCGTCAGCAATCTTGGCCTCAACTACGCCAGAGTCCTTAACGCGCAAAGTGTCAGCGTTGATTTCAATAGTGGAATCATCCACGTTCACGGAGAGTGCGGTGCCACCGCCACCGGCAAGGCCTGAACCAGCAACGGTTGTGGCTATTTTGGCTGCGGTAACCGCTGAATCAGCGATGTCGGCAGTAGCCACCTCAAGGTCCGTAATCATGGCCGAAGTGACGTTTGCCCACTTAATACCATTGCTCTGTGCTGAATCGGCAACAAGGACCTGATTGTTGGAACCAACACCTTGGCGAGCAAAGGTTGTGCCGTCAAAGGTTGCAAGGTCACCCTTGGTTGTAAAGGTTGAGGTTAACTCGTTGGCCTCATTTGCATCAATGGAAGTAAACACGGGGTAGATAGATGCCCCACTGGAGTGTTCAATGGCAGTCGTATTGTCGGCACCGCGGGTGGTAATGGTGAGGCCGGTTCCCGACCTAGTGACAAGCATTTTTTCTTCGGATGATGTGCCTGGATCAATGACGACATAGAAGGGTGCGCCGCTTGGCCAACCCGTATCGGCTGTAATGTTGACGGAAGCACCACCGAGAGCAAGTGTGCCAGTGGTTGTGGTGGCCGCTGATCCACCCGTGTATGCGCGCCTAGTTTTTGCTGCCATTTAAAACCTCATTCCTCAACAGAACGCAATGTTAGTGTACAGGTCCCATCCCAGGCCCATTCGGAATCATGGGAATCAACCGGTGCCCATTCTAGGTCTTCAACTATGACCGAATAAGCAGAAGCGCCTTCTTGGAATGCAACAATCCTGGGATTATCTAGGTAATCGTGCAGGATGGTTCTTTCTTCGTTGACGTCCATGAAATAATCGCGGTTTCGGATTGAGATTTTGCTGTGTATCAATAGCGGAACTTGCCAAAAGCGGCTGCGGTATGGGGCTGCATACGCGCGGGCAGTCCAACGCGTAAGCACTGGTCCTGTGGCGGTATTGGTGGAAGACCTGGTAAATGTCAGTTTGAACTGGCTTTCTATAACCTTGCCTTCTGGGCCATTGAATGTTTCTTCAGAGTCCAAGGAGCCCGACCACGTGCCAAGCGTGCTATAGGTTCCATTGTCTGACTGCATAGCAACAGCAATAGTCCCTTTGAGCGGTTGGGCTCGAAGGTCAAACTTGGCAACAAACTTGCGGTCTGGAATCCCCCAGGTAAAACGGCCAGTTTCCAGTTCACCAGACGCAACAAGGTTTGCGGCGTCTTCGTAGATGACACCAACGCCGGTAATTGTGAACACTTTTACCTGCACCCCTGCGGCATTTACGAAGTTACTGACCGACTTGACCAGGGCGGTTGATGAGTACATTAGATCGCTGGCATACGCGGGCGTGTTGGGAGCGGTCAGGGTTGAAAGGTCCAACCTACCGAGCCCCGTAGATGTGGCGTCATAGTTGCTCCAGTTAAACCAAACGAACCTGTCTTCACCAATGAAACTAACTACCGATCCAGTCGTGCGAATGAGCGCGCCCAGGGTTAGGTTGCCTGCCGAATCGCTGGTCGCCATGCGGACGCCCTTGTCGGAGCCTATAAAAATGAAACCAAGATAGCCATAGACGCCAGTAATGACTTCACCTTCTGGCAGTTGGGCTGCCACAGATGCCGCTTCGAGTGAGGTGCCGTCTGTCTTAACAACAGTTTTGTAGACAAGGCTTGTTTTGCCCGCGTATCCACCGCAGTAAATGTAGCCAGAACCGGCTGCGGCACCGACCCAGCGGAAGGATGTGTTGCGGTGAGTCAAAAGGGTATCGCCAGCAGCAATTGCGCCACTTGAGTAGGCGTTTGTTGATGCGTCGTATAGGTAGTGTTCTTTGCTGCCCATAAGGCGACCGTTCACATAGTCAATTTTTGTGAGGGTGTCATGAACCATTCTGGTCCCAGAACCCGGAGTTGCTATGTCGTAACTGTAAACACCTGGGGTCGTTGCGTTTAGTGCCACAAACAAAACAGTGCCGTCTGTTGCTATGTCATATACGGCGGTTGTGCTGGCTGGCATAGTAAGTGCAGTCCAGTCGCCGCCCACTGTTGTTGCATAGGAAACGCCAGTCCCATCAATTACAAATAGTTTGCCGTTAACGGCAAGAATCT